CATAATTATTATGCGTTTAAAACAAGAATTGGAAAACAAAGACCATCATATAGTGATTGTGGAAATTGTTTTTGTGATTATAATTGTTAAAAAAAAGTATTTTATTCAATATTGTAATTAACATTTTCCAAATGTATAAATAAAAAATGTTAATTATTTCTTATTACTAAAATATTAAAGTACTATAAACTACTAAACATACTAAACATACTAAACATACTAATTAAGTAGTTCATCTAATACAATTGTAAAAACACCTTCACGAGCCTTACCTTTTTTTATTATTATTTTTTCCATAATATATTCACGAGACTTACCTTTTGCTTTAATATACCATTTACCTCTTTTACCATTCTTTGTAATAACACGACAATCTTGTGCTTTGGCTATCTTGATAATATCCTCAAGATTAAACTCAGTTGGTGAATATCCAAAATAACTACGTGGATAATCACTACCTATTAGAATATCAGTATTATGATATTTTGTGTATAAAGGTGTCATAACTTGTTCCATATTTTCCAAGATTTAACAAACTTTCTTATATAATACTTATAAATTACTAATATGAATAAGTAATCCAATTTTTTTATTTTATTAGTAATAATTTATTTACTAATTTTTTATTCCACTTCTACCTTGTAGAAAAGATGGTGCCAAAAAAAATAAAGAAGTAAAAGAAAATATCTCTCTAACTAAAAGTAATATCTTTTGTATATCTTTAGTAAGTGAAAATATAAATAAAATATATGAATAGCAAAAATTTATTTAGACAAACATTACTTATTTCTATTTTATTTTAAATTCTAACAGGTGCTTTTGATATTTTTTCTCTATTTATTAATGTTCCGAGTCAATTTAATCTAATTAAACAATTATTAATAATGGAAGTTATAGTTCAAGTTATAGAAGGTTTATTTTATATTTGGATTATATTTAATTTATCATCTGTAACTGATATAACTCCAAAAAGATATATAGATTGGACGATAACAACGCCTACGATGTTAGTAACTTTAATATTCTATTTAATATATTCTTATAATAGAGAGAAAAATACAACATCAAATTTAGATTTTTTTAGATTTATTTTCAAAAAATTTTTTCGGTATATTTTTAAGTTATATTATAATAACAGGTAATTATTAATTTTTATATATTTATAGTCTTGAAAATTAAATGTGCAAAGGTGTATAAAGTTTATATATAAACTAATAAAATAATTTATTCATCGCACAAACTTCAGGTTTATCAGCACAACTATTAAATAATTTCATAATATGTTCGTTATCTCTAAAACGTAATGTATAAGTTTGTTGTAATGAATTACGTCCAACACGTCCCAAAGCTTGTATAATTTTCTCTTGAGTTAAATTTAAATCTTTACTTAAATAAGCGTGACAAAACTGATAATTTGTTCCATAAATATAATCACTTGAAGCAATAATTAAATATAATCGTTGGCTATCAGCAAGTTTTTTCATTATTTCAGTATAAGTTTTATTTTCATGATTAATAAATACACCAATACCCATCATAAGTAATATTTTAAATATATCATCAACACCATTTAAAGACATAATTGAATTAACAATACTTTCATCAATAGAACTAGTAAAAACATTATTAAAATTAGTATCTAATGGAGCCCATTTATCCAAATGTTGCTTTTTATTAGGAATAAAGTTATCATTTAGACAAGCATTTTTAATTAATGAACGTAAATTATTGATTTCAGTTTTTAATTTATTAGAAACGCCTTTATTTTGTGTGACGTCATCACTATTAAATTTAGAATGTTTATTAAGGTCTTTATTTCGTGATTTATTATTAGCCAATGAACCAGTTTTTTTCTCTTCATTAGTGTTTAAAGTTTCTAATTGATTTTCCAATTCTTGTATACGTTCATTAATAATATTATTATATTCTATTTTTTCCATAATATCTTGTAATACAATAGGTGGAATACACGATTGTTGTATGCAAAATTTAGCAATTTTCATAATATCACTAGTAATAAATAATGTTGGTCCATCAGTAAGTGTATATGCGTCTTTTGTAGTACAATAAATGCCACAACAACCATTTGATGATGATGTATTAGTCATAGGTATAATAGTTGATAATGTGCGTTGAATAGAATTATGAATAGAATTATTATTAGAAGTATTAATACCAGGTCCAACACTATTCATTTTATGTATTTTAGATGTATCATTTTTCTCTATTTCATGTTTACGGTTATTTTCAGTAATTAAAGGACGTCGTAAATTATTAAAATAATTATAAATAACATTCCAAACTTCAGCATTTAAAGACTGTAATAATTTTATATAATAATATTTTATATTTTTCATAGTAAAATCATTTAAATTTTCAAAATAACGTTCATAAGACATTTTTCTAGAAACATAACCATTATTAATAAGATAACTTATAAACTCAGAAACACCACGTAAATCAAAATAACGTGTTAATGTTAAATAATTCTCACAATGATTAGCGATTTGTAATAACTCATCATAATTACTAGATAAATAATGTGGTAATACTATAAATCCATCATTATTAATAATTGGTATTGATTTTATACAATCGTGGCTAGTAATATTAAATAATACTCCATCAGTAAATTTACTAGTAAAACTATTAATAGTTTGTGAAATTTCATAATCTTTAGGTAATGTTGCAGAAGAAAGTACAATATTAGGTATTAAATTTTCACGCCAATTTTTATGTATAATTTCATGAAATGGATGTTCGTCATAATCAAGACTGATTGTGGGTTCATCCCAATAAAGAATAATATCTTCTGCTTGAAAGAATGCTAACATATAATACATAGCAGGTAAATAAGATTTAATATCACATATTATAATTTCAATTTTATGACCGATGCTATTATCTACTTTTTTAATAGCACCGCTATATTTATTACGAGTATATTCTACCGCAGCCGAGTAATGTAATCTAATATCATCAGCAGTTTCACAACCAAACGCAAAGGCAATTTTTTTAGAAACACTTAATGAAGCACGAGCTAATGCTAAACCAACGTGACGCGCAGCGCAAACATATATAATTTTCTTTTCTTGTGATAGAGCTAATGGTGTCATAGTTTTACCAGTTCCAGTAGGAGCCATATATAAAATCAATTTAGGATTAGGAAATTTACAATAAGTAAATATATCCTTTTGATGTTGATATAATTGAAAATCATTATAAGCCAATAAATATTTATTTGTTTCAATAAATTCATAACAATGTTCTATAATAATAGATTTATCAATATTATTAGAGAAATATGATATTATAATATTAGTAAAATTTATAATATGTCTATTGAGATAACTTATGGAATTTTGAGATAATTTAAATAATGTAAAATAACAATAATGAAATTTAATTAGCGATTTTTTTGTGTTTTTCAATAACGCATTTAATAAGTCATCAATAAACTTTAATAATATAAATTCATAATAATCATTAGAATTAATTAATTGACTATTATAACGTTCAAATCTAATAACATCACTAGAATTAAGTCTAACAATAGTATCAATTTTCATAGGTTTATATTGGGGTTTAAGTTGTTTTAATAAGTTTTCTAATTTCTCTACATTAGAAGCGAAATATTTATTATAAATAAAGTCTTCTTTTTTTTCAGAATATTCAATTTTTAAATAAGCCATTAATGATAAATTTGAATTAACTTTTATATTAACATTTGAATAACCATTAATAATATTAGTTAATATCTGCTGTTCTTTTTCATTAACAGGAATTTCTATTGAATCCCATTCTGATTTCGAAAGTTTTACTTGTGAATAATCAACGTTTTCCATTATTAATATTTTAGTGTATTTGTCTCCTTTATATATAACTTTATCTTTAAGTAATTTTTATTAATATTGTCAATTTTTTTTTATATTTGAATAAAATGTCTATCTTATAATAACAAAACTTTATTTAACCAACTAATTTAATTATATTTATTACGCTTTTTACGCTTAGAATGCTTAGAATGCTTAGAATGATTAGAATGCTTATAATGTTTATTTCGTTTTGTATATTTTTTTTGTTTTATATATTTATTGTGTTTAGTATATTTTCTATATTTGTTATGCTTTTTTTGAATACCTCGTGCATTTTTATTTTTTTCAATAAAAATACCACCTAAATTTTCAGTCATTATCTTTATTCTATCATAAATAGTATCAATAGTCAAATTATTTATTCTTAAATAATGTTGTATATTTTTATTGTATAATAATTTTTCTCTATTTTTTACGACTGTAAACTTTAATAAATTATTTAGTTCTATTTCAGGAGAAAATATACCTAATTCAGGACCACCATCACAATATTCAAATAAATCCATATTTTGTGGTAATGATAATATTAAATTAGTCATAGTGTGTAAATCTCTATAACATATTCTATTACTTATATTTGGATACCCATATTCTTCTAAATTATTATTAAATGTTTCTACACATAAACAATTATTTTTTTTATTTACATTTCCATTTAATGGTCCATATTGATTTCCACTATTTATAAAAAATTTGTTATATTTATCTATAGTAGAATGAAAATCTAAATAAATAGAAAAATCATTATTATCAAAATCTATAATACTACTTGTTAAAGGTGTAAAAAATATTATATTATTATTAATACCTGAACTTTCTTTTTGTAATCGTTCTGGTGATAATAACATTCCACTTAATAATATATTGAATAATCCATCAAGATTTGTATAATGTCTTATTAGTAATTCTTTAGTTTCTTCATCTTTTCTCTCCATATTATATAATAAAATATAATTTAATAAAAAATTGACTTTTATAAAAATGAATATTCAATAAAGAATAATTATTTACTAATTTACTAAAACTATGAAAGTAATTCCATCATCAACGACTAATACAATGGGGCTTATAAATTTAGCATTTCAATTTGTAGTGGATAATACAAGACGTTATTCAATTGATGAGTCACACGGATTAAAGCATGCAATGGAAGTATATAATTATGCTAAGCAAAATTATGAAAATCAAGTAGTTAAATATCCATTTTTAGAAGAGCAAAAAAATATTATATTTACTACAGCAATAGGACACGATATGTGCGATAAAAAATATGTAGATGAAAGCACAAGTATAGCAAGTTATCAAGCTTATTTAAGTCCATTAATGACTACAAATGAACTAGAAATAATTGGTAAAATCATAGAAACAATGTCATATTCTAAGGTAAAAGTGCAAGGATTTCCAGATTTAGGAATAAATACATTAGCATATCATATTATTCGTGAGGCAGACCTATTAGCAGGATATGATATAGATAGATGTATTATATATTCAATGTCACGTGATAAAACAAATTATACACAATCATTAATGAGAGCACTAAATTTATTTGAAACAAGAGTATTTACAATGAGAGAAGATAAACTTTTCATTACAGACTTTGGAAAACAAGAGTCACTAAAACTGCATAAAAAAGCAAAAAGAACAGTAACATCATTAAGAAATATATTAGATTAAATTATGCGTTGATCTAAATTAGATTTTGATTTATATTTTAAAATATCCATAGTTTTTGAAGTTGTTGGAAATTCATCAAATCCATAAATATCCTGTAATAATAACCATTCAAATAATCCACCATTATAAATATATAAATTAGTAAAACCTAAATTAAGTAATTGATTATATTTTTTTATTATTGTATCATCACTTGCGTTTTTACCATAAATAACAATTCCAAAATTTTTTTGTTTAGACTTAATAAGATTATTAATTATTTTCTCTTCGTCATCAAAATTTAATGTATTACTAATTAAACAAGATTGTTCGTTATTTGATAATGTATTTATTAAAATATAACTAGAATGACATTTTTGAATATATTGAATATCTTGGTAATTTAATAGATTTAAAGATTGATTTAATCCCATAAAAATAAATTAAATTATTAAAATCTAGCTTTTACGTAAATATTACATTATTGAAGTGTAAATTTTAATTATAATAATAATATCATAATTAACATTGTATATTAGTCTTCTTTCTAATCAGTGTATTATAAATCTTTTTATTATGATTTAGTTATTTTAGAGAGAAATTTAAGGGTGTAAATACGTGTTGTTCTAATTAAATTTTACAATAATTTCTACATTTTCTTTCTTAATACTTTTTGTAGCTGATACAGAAAGTTCTTCACGCTTCTTACGTGTTTTTGTATTTTCGTATTCTTTTCGTTTAGCACTACTATTACGATTATTCATATCTTGTTCGATAATTTCATAATTTTCTTCAATATAATTAATTACTTTATTTTCAAGAGCCCATTTAAAAAAATTTAACTGTCCTAATGTTGTTTCAATAAATGTATTATTTTTATAAGGAATATTTATACGTTCCCATCTACAAAATGGGTCAAAACGGCGTTTACTATATGCTTTTAATTTAAGTTTATAATCAAAATATACTTTAAATCTAATAATTTCACCATTTTTATTATCTAAATCATAAAGTGTATAATTTTTCTTTGAATAATTAGTAGCAAACCAATCCACTATACGTAAACTAATTTTAGAGTCGCCTGTTATAATTTTAAGCATTTTATCTAAATAATCTTCATTACTATAAAATTCTAATAAATTATTTAATAATAAATCATTTTGTGTTGTAAATTTAGTACAAATTATAGCCATATTATCACTTTTAATTAATTATTTTTTAAGTATTTAAATTAATAATTAATTAAGTAAAAATTCAAAAAGTTTATAAATATTTTTTATATTTTTTATATTTTTTTATTATAATTAATATATAATAATATGGCTAGTTTAATGTCTAATTTATTTGGTCCTTTAAATAAGAGTGCTTGTTATTATTTTTTAATAATTTCATCACTATTTCTCTTAGTATTTACATTTATTATTATTACAGAAGGTATTAGATTAATAATATCAAAAGAAAAAATACCAAAAGGTTATTTTAGTACAGGACTAATTTTATTATTTAATATATTTTTAGGATATTTTATTAATAGATTAATGTATAATATGTGTATAAAATCATTAGATTAGACCGACTAAAAATATAAATTTACTTATGTGTATATGACACCTTTTTCTTATTTAAGGTTTTATTTGTCTTTATTTGAGAGAAAAATAAAAATATTACACCTTTTAACATTTCAAACGCCTAATATTTCCTAATTAAAATAACTTAAAGACAACCCAATATTGTATATTAAGTAATAATGATAATAAATGGGGTTACTTCCAATCTTTTCAAGATTGTTTAGCAGTGTTTCGTGAGAC